CACCCAGCAACGCCGTAGACCCGCGCATACCGCGTGCCGCGTCCTTGCCGCTGTGATGTATCGCCACCACCGCGCACTCGCAATGCCGCTTTACTATCTCACACGCATCCACAAACATGCCCATGTCCGTTGCGCTGTTCTCATCACCGCCGAGCAGGGCGCGTGCTACGGTATCCACAAACACCGCGCTAAACTTTGTGTCTAGGTGGTCTATCGTGCGCAGTAGGCGCTCCACATCGTCAGGTTCGCGGAACCTCACCGCCGTGGGTAGAACATAGAACGGCACATCCGCTGTTAGCTTGTGATGCGCTTGCCATGCCTTGATGCGCTTACCCAAACCGCCGACACCCTCACCAGCTATGTACAGCACTGCGCCACGCTGCACAGCGTTATCATGCCACGCCTTGCCGTATGCCACAGACAGCGCCATGTCTATCGCTAGAAACGATTTACCCGCCCCCGGCTCACCATAAAGCACGCTGAACCCATGCTTGGTTAGCAACCCATCCACCAGCCATTCCACCGGCGGCATGTTGCGCAGATAGTGTACATCATACACATCGAATACATCGGGGCGTTCATTGTCCTGTACGCTATCCTGTACGTCTGGGGCGTCCGACAGCACCGGGGTTGCCGCTGCTATCTCGGCCAAGCGGTCACGCGTACCGCCAGCCACCATCCAATCGTAAACGTCTTGCTTGTCGGTTAGCCCCGGTATCGTTACCAGCTTCACCGCCTTCGCCACGGGGTATAAATTTGATACCACCACCTCGGCATGCCTTGCCCCGGCCTCGTCAGCGTCAGGCAACACAATCACGTTACGCCCGGCAAACCATTTATTCAGATCCGCTGACCAATTCTTTGCGCCGCCATGGTTGGTGGTCGCAACGAAGCCTTGGCTAATTAGTAGCTGCGCACACTTCTCGCCTTCTACCACCCATATTGGGGCTTCCGTGTCTGCCATGATGCCCGGCAGATTATACGGCACCGGGGTAACGTCCTTGACGTTCCACACCCAGCCGCCCTTGCCGTCAGGTCTGCGCTGCCGAAATGTCTTTGGCTCGTAGCGCACGACCTGATATATGCACTCGCCATGCTCGTCTATATAATCGTATGCCTTGCTCATGTAGCGCGCTGGCTGGATGGTCTGCTGTACTTGCTTGGCTATGCCAAATTGCTTTTCCAATATCTCCGGCAGACTGCGAAGCTGTGCGCCCTCATTGATGCGCACCATGTCTATGACCCCGCCACCTTCGTTGGCCTCAAAGTCAAACCATGTACCCTTGCGCAAGTCTACGCTCTTTGACCCGTGCGTACCCCAGCGCAGTTCATGGCCGCGCTTTTCCTTTGGGTCGCCCCAGTAATACCGGGCTATCTGTTCTATATATGCTGCTATATTCTGTGTCATCTTATTCCCTCTTCCCCTTTGGAAATGGTAGGGCGCTGGCAAAGGGAGGAAAACCCAGCGCCCTACCAACTGCTAGAACAGGTCAGCGCCACTCGTTGCTGGCTGTTCAACAGGCGCATCCGGCGTTGGAGCCGGTGCGCTAGGTGCTTCCGCACCATCAAATGCCGATGGACGCTCTGTCCACTGGCTGATTTCCCACACCGGCACCTTAAAGCGCTGTTCGCCTTGCGGTGTGTTTACTGTTGCAGTCTTTGTCGCGGTGACTTTCATCACCGGGCATAGACCGGGGTTGTTTGCGCGTTCAGCCTCATATTGATTGTGTAGCTGGTCAAACGCAGACTGCACCATCTTCGACTGACTGCTGAACTCACGCAAGCCTATCTCGCGGTTTACCAGCTTTACCCGGAACGCAGACTTGTGGTCTGGTGTCGGCTTGTCCGGCATGCGGTCACCCAACTTGACCATGTGGAAGTCCGGGCGGTTGGAAACGAATGCCATGTAACCGACCTCGATGTTTTCCATGTCGATAGCTACCTCAAACGGTAACGCCATTTCGATGCTCTCGCGCACCCATTCGCCGTTTACGTTCTCGCTCTCAACGCGGTAGAACTCACCCACCTTTGCGTCAAACTTTATTATTGGCGTGATGTTACCACCGCCGCCGCTTTCATTTACTAAACCAAGTGCCATTTTATTTTCCTTTACACTTTACTGACCAGTAGCGCTGGCCTCGCATTACCCGTTGGGCAATCTCTTGGATCTGCGCCGTTGCATTGACTGCCGCGCAGTATGTGCAGATATCACAGCGCTACGCCACTTCGGGTTGCGCCACTTGTTTGTATCATTCCTGTTGCTGGCGTCAAACAACGCCTCACGCTGTTTCTTTAGATACGCGGCAAACTCTTCCACGCTCATATCACTCGCTAGTTTCATTGCACATAAGCTCCCTTGCAACCATACAAAAATCGTCAAACGTCATTTCGACTGCGTACTTCCAGTCATACCCGTCACCCATCTGGCGCTCAAACGTGGCCAGCATAGCCAGCGCCTCGATAGGCACACGCCAGCGCTCCGGCAGTCTATCGAATTTATAGACAAGCGCCGGTATCTTCCCGGCCTTCGTTGCCGCTGTACATACTTGATCCCAATGGCTGGGCGAGGCAAACGTGCTGCCCTGCTTGTACCGCTTGCATTCAATTACAAACGGAAAGGCGTCATCCTCACAGGTCAGGTCAGGCAAGCCAGCCTCGGCCCATTGGTCTAGCACCCTGCGAAACTCTAGCCCAAGCGCATCGTGCAGCCTGTTCTTTACGTCACGCTCAAACGATGCGCCCTTGTTGCGAGAGTTAACCATTGCGTGCCGCCGCTATCACCCGGTCTAAGTCAGACCCGTCTTTGGTCAGGCGCTTTTCTAATTCTTGCGCCAGTATCTCGTCAGCCAGTGACGCCATCGAGCGATGCGCGGATTGCTCGACTGCTTCCTTCAGCATCAAAACCGTCTTGGTTCTGAGCCGTAATAGTGTTGGTTTTGTCTGTGCCATGATATCGCCCTGATATTTTTTTGCTATCTACCCTTGAACTTATGATAGCAAGGTGATATATAATAGTTGACGGCACGTTGACCGTCAGTTGATTAACCAAAAGGGAGTTAAGTTATGGCAAAGCTAACCAAGAGACAAAAACAGGCAATCGAGATGTTAACCATATATACAAAAGAATCAGACGTAGAGCTGCAGCAAAACGGTTTGACTGAAGTCTTTTATTTAAGATGCTCACTATGCGTTAGCTACCGCGACGAGCTTGGTCTTGATGTTCCCGATTATCTGCGCGCAATGGCAGATAGGCATGAGGAAATTCGCAATAAAAGGGAAACAGCATAATGAAATTCATCGTCTACTACCGCGTATCAACTCAGCGTCAAGGCCAGTCCGGCCTTGGCCTTGAGGCACAGAAGCACGCTTGCGCGCATTACGACATTGTCGCCGAATACACCGAAGTCGAGAGCGGCAAGAAGTCCAACCGCCCGGAGCTAGCCAAGGCACTGGCGCACGCCAAGAAGATTGGTGCGACCTTGCTTATCGCCAAGCTCGACCGTCTGGCGCGTAACGTGCATTTTATCACCGGCTTGCTCGAAGCTGGCGTGCCTATCACATGCGCCGACATGCCAGAAGCAGACCGCACGTTCTTGCAGATGGCCGCTGTCTTTGCAGAATGGGAAGGGCGCCGCATCAGCGAGCGCACCAAGGCAGCGCTGGCCGCTGCCAAGCGCCGTGGCGTAAAGCTCGGCTCACCTGACCCAGCCAAGGGTGGCTCGGTTACCGGCAAGCAACGCGCTAGCGCCACCGCACAGGTAGCGCCGCAAGCCATGCCTATCATTAACGCATTGCGCAAGGCCGGTCAGAGCCTACGCGCCATCGCATCCGCTCTTAATGAAGAGCAGATACCAACCGCCATGGGCGGTCAGTGGCACGCATCCAGCGTGCGTAACTTAATCAATGCATAAGGGGGTTATCATGCAGAAAGTTGCGGGAATATTATTCACATATGCGCTACTCAGCCTGTGGGTCATGGGCTGGGTAGACATCTTCGGGCCAGAATATACTTGGTGGAACTTTATCTATCTGATGGGGAATTAATATGATGAGCGAAAGAAGAAGGCAAGTCATCATCGAAAACCAAAGCCTTTTAATAGGGCGTGAAATGCGGGAATATTGGGTGAAGCGCAGATATTACGAAAGATTGATTTTGCATAACCCTGACTTCAATAAATTTAAATATAAAGAGAGGCGCAAGGAAATGACCCCACAGCAACTCGATGCAGACAGAAAGAGGCTTAGAGAGCGCTCTAAGTTGCCAGAAGTAAGGGATCAACAAAGGCGCAATTACACCCGAAGAAGGAAACTTGACCCGGAGTTCAGGCAAAAGCTGAAAGGGTACGTTAATGAATATAGAATGCGGAAAAGGCATGGCACGTTGACTGGGTGCGATGTTCACAAGATTAGGGCAATTTATAAAGAGGCAGCGCGCTTGACGGAAAGAACCGGCACCCCTCATCAAGTTGATCACATTGTGCCAGTCAAAGGTGATAATGTCTGCGGATTGCACGTTCCATGGAATTTGCAAATATTGACAGCAAACCAAAACAGATCAAAGTCCAACAAATGGGAGACAAACTAATGGTCGGAAAACTTACACCTAACAACATGCTGTCAGCTTCGCGCATTGCGCAGTTGATGGGGCAATCACCATACGCAACGCAGAACGAATTGCTTGCGGAGTTTATAGACCGTGACGCCGGCAAAGAGCCGGAGCCGTGGGAAGGCAATGAGCTTACACGCTGGGGCGACATCCATGAAGGCGCAGTTATTGCAGAGACAGCGCACCGCCTCGGCCTTGTTGATGTGCAAGCAGACTTCGAGCAAGCGTTCTTCCACGACAAGCTGCCAATGGCTGCATCGCTGGACGGTATGGCCACAGGCACGCGCCTCATAAAAGAAGACCACGCGCAGGGCATCATAATCCCCGGCACGGCAAACGCAATTCAGCTAACCGGCGAAAAATTATTGCTGGAATGCAAGACAACACAGGCAGCGCCAGAAGATGTGCCGCCACCACATCGCGGCGTGCTACAGCTACAGGCGCAGATGATGTGCGCCGGTGCAAGCTTGGGCGCGGTGTGTGTACTTTATCGCGGGTCTACCCTGCGCATGTTCCTGTACCACGCTGACGCTGGCGTACAGGCACGCATTGCACAGGCTGTCGAAGAGTTTGAGCAACGCCGCAAAGACATCGACTGGTATCCGTTGATGAACCCAGCCGATGGCAACGTGGCCTACAGCCGTGTCGATGATGTGGCACAGCCGTTGGACGTATCAGACGGCGAAGTTCAGGACGCTGTCGAGGCTTTGCTTGAGGCGAAGCGTGCAAAAAAAGAGTGCGACCAGATCATCGCTGACGCGGAAACGGTGATAAAAGATTTTATGGGCAATCATGAGGAAGCAAACACCGTGGTCGATGGCAAAAGGGTTATCGTTAAATGGGGCATGCGCAACATGAAAGCCACGCAAGAGAAGGTTGTGCCGGCAAAGCCAGCCATGCGCGTGCGTCAGAATGCTTTGACCGTGAAAGAGCTTGGCGATGTATAGGATTACACCAGCCCAGCATCGCGTTCTGAGCGCCATACAGACGCTATCTGAGGCGCAGGGGTATGTTCCTAGCTACACACAGCTAGCGGCTACTCTGAACGTCTCTAAGCAAGCCATAGGAAAGCATGTGGAAATCATGTGCGACCGTGGCATATTGCGAAAAACCTACGGCCAGCGCCACACGCTGGAGATAGTGAAGGGGGCGCAATAGCCCCCTTACTTTTTGCGGAACTTGTCTAGACCCTTGATGCCAAGAGCCGCACTGCACACTAGGAAAACCAAATACTGATACCACTCCGGCAGTTCATTGAGCCGGTCAAAGCCGTTCTTTACCACTTCTTCCATGCCCGGTATGAACACAAGCACCACTGGTATTAGAACCACCACTGTCACGATTTCATCTTTGAGTGATGACTTAGTACCCTCGGCCATGATTAACTCCCACTTGCTATCGTGGGTGGCCGCAGTTTTCATTATCTCTGCTTTTGCTTCTGCCTCAGTCTGTGCAAGCGTTGCCTTCGCTTTTTGCTTGGATACTTGCCCCTCAACAAATGAGCTTGCCAGCGATGATATAGGCCCAATAAGCGCTGTCCACATATCACTTCTCCGTGTTTAGCCAGACCGCAAAGCTGCCGGTCATAGCCCCGGTTACCGTGGCTGTAAGGGCTGTTGCCTGTGATGTCATTGCGTCAACAGGCAAACTCATAAACCAAAACAGCACCTCGATATACATCCATGTCATCACCGCCATCATAAAGCGCGGCAATAGCTTTGCTTTGAGTGAGTAATCTAAGGCTTTATCTAACATCTAATAACTCCACACGTTAGACCGGGGCGGCTTGGTGTATGTGTCCAAGTGCAAGAAACGATTGCGCCCAGACTGTGCCACGCCTATGCCGGTAAAGCCTAGCTCGAACGCTAGGCGCATAATGTTGTATGCGTCAGCCCCGCCGCACGCAATATCCACAGCCAGCCCCATCGTGTGTATGCCCGGCCTGTCCTTCGCCGCTTCCACCGGGTGCGTCTCATGGCGATAGCCGCTGGTCACGGTCATCGCCTTGCCGTGTGCTGTGCGTAGCGCTTGCAGCTTGTCCATGAAGCTGGCTTGCATCTCGCACTTGCCTGTATGGCTGCATGTAAACTCAGCCTCGCTAAAGTTTGGATAGTTATCCCAGTTCATGTCTTACCTCTCACCACCGCCAGCGCATG